CGAAAACAAATTTTATTATGATATTCCTGCAGGCAGTATTATAGTTGATCCTTGGCGCAGTTTACCTGACTTGCCAGGCATTAGGGTCATTCATTATGGTAATCCAAGAAAACGGACAAGTTAGATTTTAATTAACAACATATACCGTTGACTTTTGTAGCGAGCCAGCATAGAATACAATCACAGGTATATTTCAAAAGGAGACTTATATGTCGTTTACTGCCGAACAGATTGCCAAGCTTAAGAAGATTATTCAGGAAGGTGTCCAGGTCAAGCGTGAGATTGATGATCTCAATGCTGGACTTAAGGAAACCGTTGCTGCTGTTGCAGAGGAAATGGACGTTAAGCCTGCGGTTCTAAACAAGGCTATTACTAAAGCATTCAAGGGCGACTTTGACAAGGATCAGGCTGACCTTGATGCTGTTGAAGAAATCTTGTTGGTTACCAACAACAAGTCCTAATGTCAGACAAATCTGACGACCAATCGCCGGCTGTTAGCAATAGCATCTACGAGTTTGGAAAGCAGCTCGAAGAATCTCTTGCACACGAAGAAAGTCTCAGTGAGTCATTTTGGAACTCACTGAGCCCTGAAGATCAACTCTGGGTTTTTTGTGCAGTAATGCGTCGCTACTGTCAGGCTATCAAAGAAAACAGATCCTACCGCGGTACTCTATACAGTGTATTTGGTTGGGGGCCTGAAGCCTATGCCCCAGCACAAATGGCTGGTTTTCTTGAGATCCATAACTCTGTGTATAGTCTTCAGGATATTAAATCAATTGTTACTAATATAATTACAGAACTTGCTACAGACGTTTCGCAAGAAGAAATTGAACAAGCCGTAACAAAAAAGTTATATTAATGTTTATTGATGCTTATCACAACACCAACAAAGAAATCGTTCATGTAGTAGAACGTGTTAATGGCCAACGACAGCTACGCGAATACCCTGCTAGGTATGTGTTTTACTATCCTGACAGCAAGGGCAAGTATCAGGACATTGCCGGTAATCGTGTAACCAGAGTATTGGTATCAAGCAGCAAGGCCTTTGACAAAGAACGACGTATTCATACTCGCCGACTTTGCGAAAGCGATTACAAGCCACTGAATCGCTGCTTGGAAGAAAACTACAAAGGTCAAGAAGCACCAGAACTGAATGTTGCATTCTTTGACATTGAAGTTGCTTATGATCGTGTTAAAGGCTTTTCTGATCCCAGTGATCCATTTAACATGGTTACCGCAGTTACTACACATCTAGGCTGGCTTGATCGTACAGTAACACTGACTGTTAAACCTGATGCTATGTCCACAGAACAAGCACAGGATATTGTCAGCAGGTTTGAAGATACTATCCTATGCGAAACCGAAGACCATCTGCTGGATATGTGGCTGGATCTTGTAGCTGATGCAGATATCCTAAGCGGTTGGAACAGTGAGGGCTATGATATGCCCTACATGGTCAATCGCATCACACGCATATTGGGCAAAGAACATACTCGCAGAATGTGCTTGTGGAATCAGTTTCCTCGCCGTAGAGAATTTGAAAAATACGGCAAGACACTGGAGACCTTTGATACCATTGGCCGTGTACATTTGGACTATCTTGAACTGTATCGCAAGTACAATTATCACGAAATGCATACCTATCGACTGGATGCAATTGGTGAATATGAAATTGGCGAAAAGAAAATACCCTACGAAGGCACACTGGATCAGCTTTACAACAATGACTATGAAAAGTTTATTGCCTATAACAGGCAAGACGTTGTACTGCTAAAAAAGCTTGATGCCAAGCTACAGTTTATTGATCTTACAAATCTTATTGCACATGCCAATACAGTAGGACTTCGTGCTACGCTGGGTGCTGTGGCAGTTACTGACCAAGCACTGATCAACGAAGCACATGACCTTGGTATGGTTGTTCCAGATCGTCCTCAGCGTGGCAGCAGTATTGACAATGCAGCCGCAGGTGCGTATGTTGCAGTACCTAAGGCAGGTATGCATGAATGGATTGGCAGTATGGACATCAACAGTCTGTACCCCAGTGTTATTCGCGCACTTAATATGAGTCCAGAAACTATTGTAGGACAGGTCAGGCAAACACGAACACTTGCAGGTATTCAAGAATATCTGGATGCTGGCAAAGGCATTGCAGAATATTGGGAAGGCAAGTTTGCCTGTGTTGAATATGAAAGTGTAATGTCGCGCGACGTTGGACAGGAAGAAACTGTTGACTGGAGTGACGGACAAACTTCTGTGCTTAGCAGCGCCGAAATATACGACATGATATTTCACAGTGGTCAACCATTGATGATCAGTGGTAACGGCACTATCTTCAAATATGATACCAAAGGTATTATTCCTGGGCTACTTGAACGCTGGTATGCTGAACGTAAAGAACTACAGAAGAAAGCCAAATCTGCCACAGATCCTAAAGACTTTGAGTTTTGGGACAAGCGTCAGCTGGTTAAAAAGATTAACCTAAACTCAGCATATGGTGCGTTGCTAAACGCAGGCTCAAGATTCTTTGATCAGCGGCTCGGACAATCAACTACACTATGTGGACGATTGATTGCACGTCATATGGCCGGCGCTGTTAATGAAATGTTCACAGGTGTTAAGAATCACACCGG